TAATGAAGTATTTATTGCAGAGAATGACAAAGGTAGAATAGATACAATTTTTAGAAAATTTAAACTTTCAGCTAGAGCTGTTGTGCAAAAGTTTGGTGATAATGTTTCATCAGACATTCAAGGTGTTTTTAAAAAAGATCCTTATCAAGAAGTAGAAATACTACACGCAGTTTATCCTAGATCAGATTTTAATCCTAAGAAAAAAGATAAAGCTAATATGCCATTTGAATCTGTTTACTTAGAATATAAAAATGGAAATGAATTATCTATATCTGGATTTAAAGAATTTCCTTTTGTAGTACCAAGATACTTAAAAGCATCAAATGAAATCTATGGTAGATCTCCAGCAATGACAGCTTTGCCAGACGTTAAGATGTTAAATGAAATGTCTAAGACTACAATTAAAGCTGCACAGAAACAAGTTGACCCACCACTATTAGTTCCAGATGATGGTTTCCTACTTCCTGTTAGAACTGTGCCAGGTGGATTAAATTTTTATAGAAGTGGTACAAGAGATAGAATTGAACCATTAAACATTGGTGCAAACAATCCATTAGGATTAAACATGGAAGAGCAAAGAAGAGATTCAATTAGAGCTGTATTCTATGTTAATCAGTTAATGATGCAGAATGGTCCACAAATGACAGCGACAGAAGTTATCCAAAGAAACGAAGAGAAGATGAGATTACTTGGTCCAGTATTAGGTAGACTACAATCAGAATTATTAAAACCATTAATTGATAGAGTGTTTGCAATATTACTTAGAAACAATATGCTACCACAAGCACCAGAGTTTTTATCTGGTAAAGATATAGAAATTGAATACGTATCTCCATTAGCTAAAGCACAAAAATCTTCAGAGCTACAATCTATTATGAGAGGAATAGAAATATTAGGTTCACTTGCAAACGTAGCACCAGTATTTGATTATGTTAATTTTGATAACCTTGTTAAACACTTAGCAGAAATTGTAGGTATGCCACAAAAATTATTAAAATCACAAAACCAAGTAAATGCAGAAAGACAACAACAAGCAGCACAAGCTGAACAACAACAACAGATGGCACAGATGCAACAAGTTGCACAAGCCGCAGGAGATGTAGCACCACTAGCAAAAGCATTGCCAGACGAAGCAAGAGCTTTAGCAAACGCTGAAGTGGAATAGTATGGAAGCAAATAAACAATTAGAACAATTAATCCAAGGATTAAGAAAAAATTACGAATACATATTCAATACAGACGAAGGCAAAGAAGTCTTAATCGATCTTGAAAAAAGATGTCATTATCATTCTACCACTAACGTAAAAGGGGATAGCCATGAGAGTGCATATATGGAAGGACAGCGTAGTGTCGTTCTATTTATTAAATCAATGCTACGAAAGGATAAAGGAAAATAAATATGTCAAGCGAACAGATAACACAGACAACTGTGCCTGTAGAAACAACGACTACAGAAACAGCACAACCAACAACCGAAACAGCACCATCAACAATATCATCAACATCATCTTGGAAAGATTCTATTAGTGAAGAGTATAGAGTAGATCCTAATATAGAAAAATTTACTGAGATAGATGCGTTAGCAAAAAGTTATATCAACGCAACCAAAATGATTGGTCAAGATAAAGTTGTTATACCAAATAATAATTCTACAGATGATCAATGGAATGAAGTCTATGCTAAACTTGGTAGACCAGAATCTGCTGATAAATATGCTTTAGATATAAATTCAGAAGTAGTAAATTTAGATGAAGGTGCAATTAAATCTTTTACAGAAAATGCTCATCAACTTGGTTTAAATAATAAACAAGCTCAAGGTATTTTAGAGTTCTATAAAAATTCTATGGAAGGTACAGCTCAACAATCTGCTATAGATACTGAAACTGCTCAATCTCAATCTGAACAACAGTTAAGACAAGAGTGGGGTAGAGACTTTGATGGTAAAGTTAAACAAGCTGGTGCATTAGCAAAAGCAAATATTAATCCAGAAGTATTAGATATGCAATTAAAAGATGGAACAAGAGTAGGTGATCATCCAGAAATTATAAAAGGTTTCGCAAAGATTGCAGGTATGATGTCTGAAGATAAAATTCTTGGTACTGAAAGTGAAAATGTAGATACAGTTAAAGATATTGAATCTGAAATTTCTGCATTATCTAATGATAAGAATGGTCCATACTGGAATAGAAACCATCCAGATCATGATAAAGTAGTACAGCAAGTTTACACATTAAGAGAGATGTTAAATGCCAAATGATAATAATCATCTTAATGATAAAGAAATTCGCTTAGAAATATTGCGGTTGATAAAGGAAGCAGGTTCTGAACAACAGAAAAATAATCCCTTGCCAATCGCAGATATTTACTATAAGTGGATTAACAGTAAGACAATTCGAAAGAACCTTACAGACAAGAAGGAATAGACTCTAGTCTAACAGACTTTAAATGCAAGAGATGCCTACCATTTGGTGGAGAACCTTTCTGATTATTTTAAATCAACAATAATATGGAGAGACAATTATGTCGACAAATATAACTACAGCATTTGTACAGCAGTATTCTGCTAACATTCAAATGCTATCTCAACAAATGGGATCGTTATTAAGAGACAAAGTCAGAGCTGAAAGTGTTACAGGTAAAAATGCTTTCTTCGATCAAGTTGGTTCAGTAACTGCGGTTTTAAAAACTAGCAGACATTCGGACACTCCTCAAATAGATACACCTCACTCAAGAAGAAGAGTATCTCTTGCGGATTACGAATTTGCTGATCTTATTGATCAACAAGACAAAGTAAGACTCTTAATCGATCCTACTTCATCTTACGCTCAAGCCGCTGCTATGGCAATGGGAAGAGCAATGGATGATGTGATTATCGCTGCTGCAACTGGTGTTGCCTTTACAGGTGAAACAGGTGCAACTTCGACTAATGCTCAAACTGCAATCGCTGCAGGTGGAGCTGGTTTAACAATTGCAAAATTAAGAACTGCTAAGCAGACTTTTGATCTAGCAAGTGTTGATCCTTCAATCCCAAGACACATTGTCGTGGGACCAGAGCAAATCACAAACCTTTTAGCAACAACTGAAGTAACAAGTTCTGATTTCAATACTGTAAAAGCATTAGTACAGGGTGAATTAGACTCGTTTCTTGGGTTTAAATTTACTGTATCAAATAGACTTGCAAAATCTGGTAATGACAGAACTTGTATAGCCTTCGCTCAAGATGGTATCACTCTTGGAATTGGTAAAGATGTAAGTGCGAGAATAGACGAAAGAGCCGACAAATCTTACGCTACTCAAGTTTACTACTGCCAATCAATCGGTGCTACTAGAATGGAAGAAGCAAAAGTTCTTGGTATAGTATGTCAAGAAGCATAATAGGAGATATATATGACAACTAAAAATACAGACCTAGTAGCTAATTTTGAAGCTACTCCTCAAGTTGCAAATAGTGCTGCTGAATTAGCAGGTGTTCTTAGAACAGCTCATGGTTCAGTTGAACTTGCAGCAGGAGACAGTACGGATAATGATATTGTTATGTTATCACCAATTCCAAGTAATGCTGCTTTACCAACTTTATTTGTTGGTTCAGACACATTCGGTGGTTCGTGTACATTCAATGTTGGTGTCTATAAAACTGACGGAACAGTAAAAGATGAAGATGTTTTTGCATCAGCAGTAGCTGACGCTGGAGCTATGGCAGATGTTCGTTATGAAGCTGCAGATCTTAATACTGGTTCTAAGAAGCTATGGGAACTTGCTGGAGACAGCGAGGATCCAGGTGGATATTACTATGTTGCTATTACTTTTAGTGCTACTGGCGGAACTGCTGGTACATTAAATTGGAATATTAGCTACGTTGTAGATTAATAAAAAATATTTTAGGGGGTGGAAGCGAGAGTGGAAACCCCCTAGAGTGCATGAAAAAGATACAAGATTTAAAACCTGTATTACATTTTAAAAAAGATAACTATGTATACAGATATGTGTTAGTAGATAGGTTTAAACATGATACCAAGTATCATTATGGCTTTGATATTAAAGCAGAAAAAACTAAAGTAGAAATATTTGCTTTAGAAAAAGATAGACAGATAAGGCGTAAGTATATTATAAGGAAGTAGTATGGCATCAACAGTAGAAATTTGTAACGGAGCATTAAATCAACTAGGTGCAACAACTATACTTTCACTTACAGAAGATTCAAAAAATGCTAGACTTTGCAATCAAAGATATACTCAAGTAAGAGATAGTGTGTTTAGATCACATCCTTGGAACTGTTTACAAAAAAGAATTGAACTAGCAGCAGATACTACAGCTCCTGCATGGGGTTTTAAAACTTCTTTTACATTACCATCAGATTGCCTAAGACTACTTAGAATATTAGATTATGAATCTAATTATAAAGTAGAAGGTAGAAAAATTTTAAGCAACACATCTACTATGAAAATATTATACATTAGTAGAGTTACTGATGCTAATGAGTATGATGAATTATTAAGAGAAACTTTATCTGCAGCATTAGGTGCTGACATTGCTTTTGGAGTTACTTCTAATAATCAAACAGCTCAAAATATGTATTCATTATTTCAAGATAAATTAAGAGATGCTAGATTCGTAGATTCAACTGAAGGTCAAAACATAGATCAAGATTTAGGCATGACAGATGCTATAGACGCAGGTAGTTTTATAAACTCAAGGTATTAATTAATGGCTAGAGTTGCAGTTCAATTAACGAACTTTACAGGTGGTGAACTATCTCCAAGATTAGATGGTAGAAACGATTTAGCAAAATATGCTTCTGGTTGTGCAACCTTAGAAAATTTAGTTGTATATCCTCATGGTAGTGCTGCTCGTAGACCAGGTACAAACTTTGTAGCTCAAGTTGCTGACAGCGATAATAAAACAAGATTAATTCCTTTTGAATTTTCTACAACACAAACTTATATGTTAGAATTTTCTAATTTAAAAATTAGAGTATTTAAAAATAATGGTTCTGTATTAGAAGGTAATAAAACTATAACAGCAATAACAAAAGCTAATCCAGGAGTAATTACTTCTAACTCACATGGCTATTTAACTGGAGACGAAATACTTATTACTTCTATTGTTGGTATGACAGAACTTAATAATAAAAATTTTTTAGTTGTTAAAATAGATGCTAATACTTTTTCTTTAACAGATAAAGATGGTGTAGCAATTAATACTACAAACTTTACTACTTACAGTTCAGCAGGAACTATGAATAGAGTTTTTGAAATAACAACTCCTTACTTAACAGCAGAATTGTTTGATATAAAATTTGCACAATCAGCAGATGTTATGTACATAACTCATCCATCACATCAAGCATCTAAGTTATCAAGAACAGGTCATACCTCATGGAGTTTAGATGAAGTTGATTTTATTAAAGGACCATTCTTAGATCCAAATATTACTACAACAACATTAACACCATCTTCTGCTTCAACAGGATCAAGAAATATTACTGCATCAGCTACTACAGGTATTAATAGTGGGTCTGGATTCTTAGCAACAGATGTTGGTAGACAAATACATTTTAATAGTGGTTATGCAACGATTACCTCTATAACAAGCACTACAGTTGTAGTGGCTACAGTTACTATAGCTTTTGCAAATGCTAACGCAATAACCAATTGGTTTCTTGGTGCGTTTTCAGATACCACAGGTCATCCTTCTTGCGTAACTTTTTTTGAACAACGATTGATATTTGCTGCAACACTAAACAATCCACAAACAGTTTACTTTTCAAAGTCTGGTGATTATGAAAATATGGATGCTAATCTTGGTGGAACGATTGCAGATGATGATGCAATTATTTATACAATCGCATCTAATCAAGTAAATGCAATTAGATTTTTAGCATCAACAAGAACTTTAGTTATAGGTACAGCAGGTGGTGAATTTGCAGTAAGTGGAGGTGGAGATAACAACGCTGTAACTCCTACTAACATTATGATTAAAAAACAATCTAACCATGGTGCTGCTAATGTAGATGCTATCTCTGTAGGTAACGCTACATTATTTTTGCAACGTGCTAGAAGAAAAATTAGAGAACTAGCTTACAACTTTGATGTTGATGGTTATGTAGCTCCAGATATGACTATCCTTGCAGAACACATTACTGAAGGTGGATTAACACAACTCGCATACCAACAAGAACCTAATCAAATTATTTATGCTATTAGAGAAGATGGTGAGTTAATTGGTTTAACTTATCAAAGAGAACAACAAGTAACAGCTTGGCATAGACATATTTTTGGTGGAAGATTTGGTATAGCAACAATTACAGTTTCCGATTATGCAAACATTGCAGTTGGTAACAAAATAATTTTAACAAAATCAAATGGTACAATCGCTACTTTTACAAGTCAATCTTCATCTAGTGATGCACCTATAGGAACAGATGGATGGCGACCTTTTCAAAGCAACAATACAACAGCTACTAATATTAAAACTGCAATAAATAATCATACTAATTTTACCGCAACAGTATCTGGTGCAGTTGTAACAATTACTGAAACTGCACATGAAGCAACAGGATATTTAACTGTTAAAAGTTTTGACAGTACAAGATTAACTGCAACAAGTGAAGGTAAGGCAGCTGTAGAAAGTGTAGCAGTAATTCCAACTGATGATAAAGAATATCAAACATGGGTAATTGTTAAAAGAACTATTAATGGAATAACTAGAAGATATGTTGAATATTTAAATGAACTTGATTTTGACGAAACAGATAACTCGTCATTTAATTTTTTAGATAGTGCATTAAGTTATAGTGGTACACCCATTACAAATATTTCTGGATTACAACATCTTGAAGGTCAAGTTGTTTCTATATTAGCAGATGGTGCAACGCACCCAAATAAAACTGTTACAGATGGTGCAATAACTTTAGATCGTGCATCAAAAAATGTTAAGATTGGTTTAGCTTTTATATCTTTATTGCAGACTATGAGGCTAGATGCTGGATCACAAGATGGTACATCACAAGGTAAGACTAAAAGAATATATGATATTACAGTAAGAATGTATGAAAGTATTGGTATAGAAGTTGGACCAGACTTATCTCAAATGGAAAGAATACCATTTAGAAGTTCTGCTGATTTAATGGATGAAGGTATTCCACCATTCACAGGAGATAAAGAAGTAGAATTTAGAGGAAACTACGAGACAGATGGGTTTATTTTTGTTAGACAAACACAACCTTTACCTTTTACAATTTTATCGTTATACCCAAGGTTAGTAACAAATGATGGATAATATATTATATATAGTGCCTTATACCGCACAACATGGAAAATTTATTTTATCTCAACAAATGAATCATAAAGTATTAGAAGCAGATAGACATTACATTAATGTTGATGGTGATGCTAGAAACTTAGAACAAGATCATTTAGCATTTACTGGTATCATTAATGACAAACCTATTTTTGCTGCAGGAATGAAAATGGTTTGGGGTCAAGTTGCTGAAGGTTGGGTAATTGCAACAAATGAAATGTGGAAATATCCATTAAGTATTGCTAAAGCAATTAAAAAAGATTTTGCTAGAGTTGCAAAAGAAAACAATATTACTAGAGTTCAATCTGCAATTAGAAAAGATTTTTCTGAAGGTCAAAGATTTGCAGAGTGGTTAGGTTTAGAAAAAGAAGGTTTGATGAGAAAATGGGGTTTTGATGGTTCAGACCAATATATGTATGCGAGGTTATTCTAATGGGTTGGGTAACAGCAGTAACATCAGTAGTAGCAGCACAACAAGCATCTGCAACTGGTAAATATAATCAAGCTGTTCAAGAAAGAAATGCTACAGTTTCAGAACAAGAAGCTGAAAGACTTGAACAACAAAATGAATTTGATCTTGCTAGATTTGACCAACAATTTTCACAATTACAAGGTCAAACTAAAACTGCTATATTAAAATCTGGTGCACAGTTATCTGGATCTGGTTTAAATATTATGAGATATAATGCCGAACAAGCTGAAACAGAAAAAGATATTTTAACTTACAATTCTAAAGTAGCACAATCACGAAAACTTGAGGAAGCAAACTTTGCAAGAATGTCTGGACAAATGGCAAGAATGGAAGCAAGATCGGCACAGTTAGGGTATTATGCTCAAGCAGGTCAAAGTTTAATGACTAACTATGGGTAACTATGAGAAATTATAAATC